AGCCAAGTCACTACCTGTAGCATCTTTCACAAACTCAGCAGCAGGCTGTGCAGCTAATCCAGAGATTCCAGCTACGGGTATTTGACGAGCCATATCAGCAGACAAAACAGCCACATTAGGGGCTACTTTAGCTAAACCTGCTGTGCTTGTCATTGCTTGAACACCAGACTGTACAGCACGTTCAGTGGCATTTTCAGGAGTTGGTAAAACACTACTTAGCATTTTACTTTGTTCTGCTGCAATAGAAGGCGCACGGCTTTTAGAGCCAAGTAATTGCGCTCCTAGATTGTAAGCACCAGTAGCTCCTTCTAGTACGGCTGTTGCAGGAGACGTGAATGCCTCGTAAGCTGCTCTTCCAGTCAAACCAACTTGACGAATTGCTTCTTCTACCAATGACCTTTTCGGTTGTTCAGTTGTAACTGCTGGAGTGCTTGGTGTTGCGGTAGCAGGTTGACCTAAATGAGATTTAATCTTTGCAATTGCTTGTTCATTCGACAAACCTTCAGGAAGATCGTAATGCTGTCCGTCGTATTGATATACCGGCATATACTTCCTTTATTTCAAAACAATAGGATTAGTAGCTGTTCCTAACGGAGCAGAAGATTTAGTAGAATCACGTCCTTCTACATAATAAGGAGAAACTCCTTGTGAAGTTCTTCTAGATTCAAGTCTATTCTCTGTGCGTGTCTTAGCTGTTTCAATGGCAGCGTTGTATTTCTTCAAAGCTTCAAGTGTTGCTTCAGAGTCATTACGTCCGTATGCTGCAATTAAAGCATTGGCAAAACGCAATACGTCTTTATCTGTCTGTACACCTTTTTCGGCACTAACTTGTAAGTTAACTGCAGTATCAACAGCAGATTTTAAACCAGCGTATGCTCTACTTTCAGGTGTAGACTCACCGATAGCATTACGGCTTATATACTTTGCAATACTGACTGGATCAAGGTTAAGCTTTCTAACACCTTTTTCATCTTGTGTAAGAGCTGCGATAGAAGGTTGCAGTGTTTCAGATTGAGCTTTATAGCTATCAATTGCTTCTAAGTCTTTATCTTCACTCTTTTGCAGACTAGCTGGAAGTGGTTTGTTCTGAGCAGCACCTAGTTTATTTCTAGCAGTAATACTAGCTTCAATAATACGTGCTTGTTGATCAGGTGAACCAAACTGACGATATACTTTTAAGTAATCTTCTTCAGTTGCATCAGCAGGAAGAGCAGCAAGTGCTTCACGTAACTGTTCTTCACGTGTAGTAGCTTGTTCAGTTTTCTTAATGTTTAACTGAGACTGTTGAATACCAAGACCTTTAGATTCCATGTCTTGAGCTTTAGTAACAGCAATCTGAGCAAACTCAGGCATACCATTTTGAGCTAGTGCTTGAGCGTATTGCTTCAAACCATCAGGACTAGTAATGTCATATTGAGAAGCTAACTGCTGTGCCATTTGAGCTTTCTGTAGCTCTACATCTTGAACACCAAGCATCGGAGCAAGAGCGCCTTGAGCAATGCCTCGTCCACCTTGACGCAGTGCTAAATTAGCTTGCTGCATAGGATCTAACTGAACAGCACGTAAGTCTTGTGCAAACCCAGTATCATAACGATCTTGTCCAACCTGACTAGGAGATGTTCCAAACATACCTTGTACAATATTTGCCATAAAATTTCCTAATTAATATGAAGGACCAACAAAGCCAGGGCTTGATTGATTTGACTGACGGGTAATAAAATTATCAAACCAAGCATTTACAGGGTTGTTAGAAGAACTATATTGACCACCACCAAAGGCTGAACCAGCGCCTTGTAATGTTTGTGCAAACGGACTGTACGAAGCATTTTGATAAGTCAACGGAGCAGCAGAAGTTTCACCAGACATCATGAATCTACCTTGATTAGCCCCTGCGTCAGCTACTTGACCTGCTAAAGCGTTACTCATAGTGTACGGCTGTGCGCCCATGCCTTCAACAGTCTTCATCTGACCTAAGTAGTTACCTAAAGTATCAAGAGCTGCATTTTGAATTCTATATTTACCAAGTTCTTGATTAATAGCATTTGTACCAAGGTTAGAAGATGTAGTTAACAAACCACCGCCAGTAGTGAGTGATTGATTGCCAACACCAACTAAGTTAGCTGCAGTACCGTACTGATTTGCACCTACGTTAAATAAGTTACCACCAACACCTTGAATGTTTGCTGCAGTGCCTGCAATGTTTGCACCTGCAGTACCTAATTGTCCACCTGCTCCATACAGCGAAGAACCAAGAGCCACATTAATACGACCTTGTTCTTGAGCTTTAGTAGCCATGTCAAGATCACGCTGAGCTAATGAATTATAATAAGCAGCCATTTCAGGATTTGCAGCCATGAGACCACCAGCAACAGGAGTAGTTCCGCCTGTGGCTAAACCAGCACGACCTGTTTGATATACTTGATTACGTAAACGAGCTAGTGTAGTTTCATCCTGTGGTGCTAAAGCAGCACGTGTACGAGCAAGATAATCTGCTTCAGCCTGTGGTGCAGAACCTAAGTAACTAGCACCAGTGTTGTAAAGATCAGCAGCACGACTAAATAACTCAGGAGCTTGTCCTGCTACAGCAATACCTTGATTAAATAAATTCTGTCCTTGACCGTAAGCTAAATTAGCCTGTGGATATAAGTCTTCGGAACGTGCATATAATTGATTGCCAGCATTAAACGCATTAGGCGCTTGTTGAGCTGCCATACGCATACCAGCAAGAGAGTTCTCACGAATACCGTTAATAAAACCAACGTCAGGCTGGTAGTTATAACTTGTAGCGGCATTCATCAAACCACCTTGTAAACCCTGTAATTGAGGATTTAAAGAGTAGCCAGCGGAAGTCATACGACCTGTATTAGGATCGTAAGTGTAGTTAGACGTACCAAAGTTAGTAGTCGTTCCTACGGGTCTAAACTGTGCTAAGTTAGACGCATTGGTAGCTGCGTTACGATACGATGCAGCCTGTTGTCCTGCTGCGTCTGCTGCTCGGCTTCCGCCTATCAGTCCGCCAGCCGTATTTAAAACTGCGCCAACTATTTGACCCATTATAAACTCCTACTTAATATATTATATGTTTTACCGTCTGTACCGTTTGTTGTGTCTACCGGAACAAAACCAACTACACGTGAAAATTTAATTAACTTCTTATTACTGTCATCAACTAAAGCAGCTAATGGAATTGTTACTAAACTCTGTAGCACATCTAAATCTTTGATAAACTTTGATTTAATTGATTTGTTCCAACTATAGACATCAGTATGAAACCAAAGCATACGATTAAAGTCTTCTAAGTACATCGTATACTCTGGCTTTAACACTACAGGTACTTTAGCATTCATCAAGCTGTGTACGTACCTGAAGCAGTGTATTTTAATACAGTTGTTGAGCCGTATGTGGTCACTGTTGGTGTTCCAGTAGTTGTACCTGTATAGTTGATTGTTGGCATAGAGATAAAACATACACCAGAACCACCAGCAGCGGCTGTTCCTCCAGGGAACGTACCACCTCCGCCGCCACCACCTGTGTTAGTGCCGCCTGCAGAAGCTGTACCTCCTCCGTTGCCTCCACCGCCTGTACCTGTACCACCAGCTGCACTACCTCCACCGCCGCCTCCGCCGCCGCCAGCGTAAGATACGGAGATACCAGTAATAGAGGATGTATAACCTGCACCGCCGTTACCGCCAACACCGCCACTAGTGTTTGATGCGCCACCTGCTCCTGCTCCACCAGCACCGCCACCGCCTCCGCAACCCGACTGCCCTGCTCCGACGTTTGTACCGCCACCGCCTCCTGCAAAGCCTTGTCCTGTTGTACCAGCACCGCCAGCGTAACCAGCTAAGTGGCTTTCATCACCACCTGTACCACCGCCGCCAGAACCACCACTTGCGCCATTTCCTGAATAAGTACCACCTGCGCCGCCGCCAGTAGCAGTTGCAATTCCAGTAATAGATGAATTACTTCCGTTTGCTGAAGTAGCACCACCAGCACCAATGGTAATTGTATAAACTGTTGTAGGAATAGCTGTAGTTGTGTTAGCAATTAAACCACCACCGCCACCACCGCCTAATGCACCACCACCGCCACCTGCAGCAAGAACATAAGTTAAAGTGTATTCACCTTGTAGGTATGTCTGGAAACGTAACCAGTTACTGTTGTAATAGCCTTCGTAGAAATCTTTAGTAGTGTTGTAACGAATTAATCCATTAACAGGTGTTGCTGGACGTTGACCTGTAGTGCCGACAGGTACTTGAAAATATCCAGTTGCTGTATTAACTTCGTCAGAAACATCAGCAGGAGTGACATAGCCTACTGCTTGCCAAACGGTTCCTGTATAGTTTTCAAGATAACCTAAGTCAGTGTTATAACGAATATAACCAGAAGCTGGCGACGCAGGACGCTGAGCTGTAGTTCCTTTTGGAACCAAAGCAAATCCTGTTCCAGTCATTTGTAAGTTACCAGCCATTGATGTATTACCAGTAACAGCTAAAGTTCCACCAATGTTAGCAGCTCCGCCAGTAGCTAAAGTATCTGTAGTTAAAAGACCTGAAAATACTGGATTTAACAAATCTGCCTTAGACTCTACTGCATCAGCAATAGCGTTAAACTCGTTGTCAATCTCAGTGCCTTTAACAATCTTACCTGCGTTACCGCTAGGTAATGCGTCTTTTGTTGCGAAGTTAGTCGATTTTAAATAATCACTCATGTTAGTCCTTAAAGGTTCTTACCTTGTTTTAATGCTAAGTCGATCTTTTGAATGGATAACGGAGATCCGTCAATGTCACACTCAAATCCTAATTGAACGACTTTACCAGTTCCAGTTGCATTGAACTTAACTGAGTCTAATGAAATTCCACTACTATATTCTGCAATACCGTATTCACCGATACCATATTCAGCAATACCGCCTGAAGATAATGCAATTGTTTGACTATCATGATTACCAGTGTAATCAAAAGCCCATTTAACTGATAAGTTTTGACCACGACCACCAATGGCTACAACACCGACCTTTTTAAGGATCTTAATTGTTGTTGGGCTATCCATGTCAAAATAGTTAGTGTAATAACTAAAGCGATAAGGTACTGTGTTGTCTGCATATTCTTCGTATACTCCAATATAACCGGGTTTACCCATATAAAGTTCTCGGGCTTCTGTTACGCAGAACGCTGTAGGATTAATGTTTCTCCATACAGTAGCTCTTGCAGCTCCACTTTCTAACTGTCCACGAGTATCAAAACAGTATGTAAATCCTGTTGTAGGTAGTGATAACAAATAGAACGCATCAGGAGCATAGTACACAGCCTTGATGTTATCTTCATCTTCTGTATTTACGTTAGAGATTAACTCATCACGAACATTCTTAGATATATCACGAAACGGCATTGACTTTTCTACAACGAGACGCTGTAAAGATTGGACACCTGTTTCAGATAAGAATAAGTTGTCTGTACCAGCTACAGAAGCTACTGAATCACGAGCAATACAACCAACACCTTTAATGACATCTTGTACAGCTAATGCTGTTGGGTCTGTAGGGTTAGAATAAAGAATAATGTGACGATGACAAAAGATAGCTAAGAATCCATTATGCGACGCTAAAGCTACAATACCATCACCTGTAGGAATCACTTGACTTACGTCTAAGTAACCTGCAGTACCAGTAGTGAAGTTAATAGGATCTTGTAGATCACTAAAGTATACTGTCTGATCGTCTGTGCCGATATTAGCAACCCATAAACGACCAAAGGCAGTTACGGAGCAAGAAGGCTTAAATGTATCAACAGTATATCCTGTCGGTAATGCTGCTAAGTCACCTAAACGCTGAAAACCATACTCATCAGTGTGGTCTGTGCCATAACGATGATAAATTAAAGGAGCATGATTACGCTGAACACCAATGATATGAGCAGAGCTGTTAATACCGCCAAGATAAGGCATTGCTGTAAACTGCCAGTTGTTCTCAGTAATCGCATAAGGAATAACATTCACTAAAGATGTAGAACCACTTGTTGTGGCAGAAACCGCAGCCGTAACAGTAAATGTATCTGTTGTTGGAGCAACTACAGTGTAATTACCGTCAAGTAAAGTCCCAGAAGATACATTGAAATGAACAACCTGTCCTGCAGTGTATCCGTGAGCTGCTTTAGTTACTGTAACAGTTACACCTGTTTGTGTGTATGTAGCTCCTGATTTATAGTTTGTACCGTAAACAGATTGCTCAGTAAGTGTAGTTGTTCCTGTGTACAGTTTATTATTAGCTGCACTAACGACAATATTACCATCATTCTTAACTAACTCAAAGATAGCTCTAAAGCTACCTGTACTGGCTGCAGTTGTATTCACTTTAGTCCAGCCCTTACGTGCGCCAATACGACCATATCGGTCAATGACACAGTTGTAAGCTTCAAGAGCAAAGCCACTGGTAAGCTGTACCGTGGAGTCTTGGATGTTTAATCCAGAGAATCCCGGAGCTTGTATAGCACCTGTTAGTAACTGTTCAGCCATTAGATGTCAATCCAAGCTGCTTCTTCGATATAACGACCTGACTCAAGTGAAATAGCGTCGCCAAGAGATTGTTGATACAATGCATACATGGCATTAGAATCCATACCGCCGTCTTCACCACGCTCTGCCATTCCACGAGCGACAGCACCAAAGATGACTGGCTCATGTGGAATTAATAATGTATCACTGTTTAAGTTCAGTGGAGGCTGTGGACGGATTATGTTAAAACGTAAACTATAAACAGTATCAGGAATAGGATATAAATCGACTTGCGTGTCACCATTTGTATTAGTTCCATTAAAGTTATAATAACGAGGCTCACCACGATCTGTCGATGTGGTTAAGAACATACGATCCATTTCAGTAGTAGCTACGTTCTTGAGGATATAATCGGAGCTATCATTGATAACATCAATCATACGGAACCGTTGTCCAGAGCCTTCTAACACGTAGTTAAAGATTCCTGGAGTAGTGTCTGCTGTAAGAGTTGTGCTTAAAGCATTCCAGTTGTACGCATCTTCGGCTTGACGTTTAGCGTCATTGACAAACTTACCGATTAGCTTGGAATATGCTGTATCATTAACGGAAGTAACTTCACGCTCACGTAAGCGAACAAGTACTTCGTTAACAAGTTGAATATAAGTGTAGGACATGGTTTCCTTATAGGTGCTAATATTTTACCACAAAAGAGCTGAAAAGTCAAGCATTTTATTTGCTATTTCCTGACTTTAATGCTTCTATTTGGGCTGCTGCTTCACGGTACTTTCCGTGGTTTTCAATGTCGGTGGTGAGTACGGTAGCAAGGTCAACTTCGGAAGTGAGGTTGTCAGTGCTTTTGGGATCTGAGGAGCTACCGCTGGCGGAGTCGTTGTACAGCCTGATAAAGCCATAAGTGACGTTACAGTTAGGACTGCCAACAGTGTAGAGATTCTTGACCTGTTTTGTGTAGTATGCATTCTTTGTTTGCTCCTGTTTTATCTGTTGAAAATACTCAGCCGTAGCATCGTCAAATTTAGCCTTGCTTTCCGCCAGAGCTTGCTGATATATTTCTTTATCTTTTGCAATCTTTGCTTCATAGTAGTTAGTCCTATATTTAGATCCCATATAAGCACCGCCACCAAAGGCGATAGCTACCGCTGCTGCTAGTGCAATTAAACCATTAAAGCCACTTAGTAACCAACCCATTTAGTCTCCAATACAGGTGTTATATTCTTGTTGTCTACGTTTAACCAGCCCAGGGTATACTTTACCGCCTGCTTGTGTCCACTTTAATAATTCTTTACAGGCTCCGTCGTAGTCCTTGTTATTAAGCTTCTTTACCAGCGTAGACCGACAAAAAGCTCCTACACCGACGTTATAAGTAAAACTGACATAAGCATCGTACTCGCCTTGGGAGATAGGAACTTTAATGCATTGCACCATTCCTTTACCGTGTTCTCCTGCACTTATCTCAAGCCTCATCAAGGCATCTAAACGGGTCGTGGTTGAGTCCATTGTAACTCCCTTGGTCTCTCCATATCCTACCGTAGGAACCCCTGTAACGTCTCTATAAGCCTTCTCACGGAATCCTTCATGTGAGGCAATACCAATTACTGTTAAAGCACTGATTGACAATATTGCTGCGTTGCGTCTAATCTTCTCATTCATATATCTTTTTGAGCCACTAAACGAGCTATGGAAGCTGCAATAATGGTAATAAAGGTTAAGGCTGCAAACGTATCTCTAGGAAACTGATCCCAGTACAGTGGAAGGATTGCTTCACAGGCTGTCAAGATTGCTGCTAAGACTATGAACTTTAAAGACCACGACTTCCGGAGAATCTCTCTCCAGTTATGATACAACTTCACAGCTTACCACTTAACCTTGTCAGCCCAGTACGCAGCCGACATCTTACCTTTAGCGATGTTCTCAGCGTGTCTTGCTTTGAAGCTCTTCTGACGAGCTTTCTCGGCTGCTGAGGAAGGACTAGAACCTGCTCCAGAAACACCTTGTTGACCAAACCTGATAAGCTTCTCTTTGTCGCCTGCCTTCGCAAGCACAGCATGAGACTTAGTTGGGTGGTTAGGTGTCTTCTTTGGCTTGTTGTAGCCTGAGAAAGTTTCAGTACCTTTTTTAATCATTTATAGCTCTTCTTTGCTGTCTTAGCTGAGTCTTTAAAAGCCTTAGCGGTAGGAGCGCCTTTAGAGCCAACCTTACGCATCTTCTCACCAGAGCCTTCAGCAATACGTTTTTTCTTTGCTGCGATGTTTGAATAGAGTCCTTGTTTCATTTCTTTGCTTTCTTCATTGGCATCTTTGCTTCGCTTAAAGCGATTGCAATAGCTTGTTTACGAGATTTAACTACTGGACCACCTTTACCGCTGTGTAAAGTCTTGTCTTTATACTCGCCCATGACTTTACCAACTTTAGCTGTTTGTTTCTTGTTCATGCTTGTGCTTTCTCCAATATAACTGTACAAACCATACTGAACGCAGACCCTGCTTCAGGTGTCATTTTGATCTTATCACGTTCACGTAAAACAATACCAGAGCCATAGCCATTAAACTGGAAGTACTCTTTAGATGGAAAAGGTCTATCTTGTAAAATAACAATATCAGCACCAGCGGCTGTGTCTTGCCATTCAATAGTTAATGATTTAGTATTACCGCCACCATTATGTATATACATTAAGTTCCAAGTAGCTTGATAGCCTTCTGGGACTGTATAAATAATTGTCTCAACACCTGCTGTGAGATTCTTACCGATAGATAATAGTTTCATAGGTGTTTAACAAGCCAATCTTTAAATAAGGTTAAGAAGACGACTACACCAGAAGTTAGGAAAGCAATACCACCTAAGAATCCTTTGTAACGAGTCATCTCATCTTTAATCTCGTGCATGAGTCTGAGAAGTTCTTTGTGATTGTCTTCTAAAGTTTCAACTTTGGACTCTATCACGGCTAGTCGTTCAATGTGATCTATCATAATAAATTATTATGCAAACACAACCCAAGACTGAGTAGTTTCGTCCCAAGTATATTGATTACCGTCAGTAGGATAAGACACAGGAGCTTCCCAAGTCCATGTGGATTCGTTTAAAGTCCATGAAGGAAAAGGCTGTGGAGCATAGAATACATCATTTACAATATCGTAAATGTGTCCAATACCTGCATAGTTTGCACGTAAGGCTACACCGCCATCGGGCTGCCCGTCGGAACCGTAATGAACATTACCACGAGTGTTATATGAAGTTTGCTTATATAGTCCTGGTAAAGCAGAAATAAACTCTGCGTCAGCAACAATTACTTCCTGTACGTAAAACTTTGTTGAGTTGTCTGTTGATAAGACTTTAGCGTAGTGTGCCATTAATTTGCTCCGATTAAATTATCAAGTTTTGTAACTAGATCTAGTTGTGTAATATTCATGTTCATGATTCGTTGATCCCACGATCCGTACATCATTTTATCAAGAGGTGTACTTAAACAATTCTTAAAATTATAGTTCTTAGAGTTCTTATAAAACTCTATAAATCTTGGGTTTTTCACAGCCCGTTCCATGCACTTTTGTCCACGGTCTTGAGCGTATTCCCAAAAAGGAGTATTATACTTTGATCCAGCAAAGTAATGCAGCATAATGATGTTTTCTATTTCTTGTATCGCTTGTATATAAAAATCATTTACAACATCCGCTGAAATACCTTCAAACCAATGACCCATAGCCATGCGTTGAATCTGATCCATAAACCCAATAGACGTAGCTTCTAAAGGCTCTAAGAAAAACGATGTATTTCCTGAATACGCTGCTCTTCCGACAAAGTTCTGTTTTCGATAATAATTATTAAACTTTAATTCTAAAGTCTTCTCACTTGGGTTTAAACCAAAGCGGTCAAAGACATTCTTTACGTCTTCTTTAATCTCATCTAAAGTAGAGATTTGGTCGTTATATAAATACCCAATAGCGCAGCGGTTGTTTAATGGAATACCAAAAACCCAACCATGTGGTACTGCAATTGTTAAGGTGTAATTAAACTTTGGAACATCCCACAGACACTGAGTGACATACACAGCATTAACGGATATAAATTCTGATTTATGGTGTTCACTAAACTCTTTGGGAAAACCTTTACAATCAAAGATAAAATCTGAATCAAGCTCATCGTGACTGCCTACATTTTGATCAATTAAATTAACTCTACCATCTAGCTTTTTAAATAAAAACTCTTGTAGCTTTACAGCGTTAAAATGATAAGCAGTTGTTCCTGGACGAAAGTGTTCTTTAAAATCAACATCATTAGCCCAACCAGATTTATGAATACCTAGTTTCGGTGTGCCGTCAATTGCGTTTAAATCATCATAACTAAAATCTACAGCTTCAAATAACATCTGTGGAAGGTTTGTTAAAGAACCTTCACCAACTGGCATTGTTTTAATCTTAGAATCGTAATACCAGTCTATTTCACAATCGGTCCATCGTGAAAAGTGTGCTGCTCCGATTGCACCTGCTGTACCACTACCAATAATAGAAATCTTTTTTGGCATTAATTAGACCATTGTTCAACCGGAAGGTCAGGAAAAATAGGATCTACGACAGGATTAATCGCTAAACTTCTTAAACTATTTCGGTATG